ATAGCAAACCGTCTTACCATCAGGCGAAAGGCTCACCGAAGATACGCCCTTCACCCTGTACAAATCCTCGATGGTAAACGCCCTTTTCTGAGCGTTTGCCGAAAGCAGCGCCATCACGAGTGCTGCCGAAAACATCAATCTCTTGTTCATATAACCTATAAATATTTATATTTCAGATGCAAAAGTAACAATTATTTTTGGATTTTCTGCAACCTTTTCTCTACTTTTATCGTCTAAGCTATAAATAACATTGATAATAACATAAAAAAGAAAGGAAAAGATTATGATTTTAAGTACAACTTTACTGTGTTTCTCAGTGTTTAAAGGGGTTCTCTGATGCTCTGATAACCTGAAAATGCCGCAATCATGCACCATGTTGCACAATTGCGGCTCTTAACGCTGAAAATAAACTGAACAAAAACTGCACGGAATTATGGCAACACTTAGACTATATTTAGATACAAGGGTAAAAAGGCAGGATGGTACGTTTTCCATCCGGCTTGCCGTCAACCATCACGGTGGGACCGCCTTCATATCCCTCAATCAATACTGCAAGAAGGATGAATGGGATAAAAGGGCTTGCAAGGTGCGCAAGCGTCCGGATCGTGATGCTATCAACGACTTCCTGCTTGACCGTCTGAATTTTTATAATAGAATGATGATGAAGGCGCAATGCAGGGATTCTTACCGTGGCGATATTACGGCTAGGGAACTCCGGGACTTAATAATGCTTGAAGCAGAGCCTGCAAGGGAGAAAGTCGCCCTACTTCGTGATGGCTTCATTGCCTACGAGGGCAGGAATCTGAAAAAGAACACGATAAACAGATATAAATATACTTGGGCAAAGATTGAAGCTTTCCTTGGGAAGGAAAAAGCGGCTCTGCTTACATACGATGAGATTAACCGCTCTTGGCTTGAAGACTTCGATGCGTTCATGGCAAAGGAAGGCTTGTCGAGGAATACCAGAGCCAGCAGGATGCTCTGTGTCGCTGCTGTCTTCAACCTTGCGATAGATAATGAGCAGACGAAAAACTACCCTTTCCGCAGGTACAGTCTCCGGCTTGAGACAACGAAAAAGCGAAATTTGTCGGTTGAGGAAATCCGCTCTATCTTCGAAGCTGGTGGTGATGAACTGGTCGACATGTTCCTGCTGATGTTCCTGCTGATTGGTATCAATGTGAGTGACTTGTTCGCCTTGACAAAGGAGAATATCGTCCGTGGTAGACTGGAATACGACCGGGCTAAGACTGGCAGGCATTACTCCATCCTTCTTCATCCCGAAGCTCTCCGAATCATCGAGAAATACAAAGGGGAAAAGAAGCTGCTTCGTTTCTCGGAGCATTTCAGGAACGTTGATGTTGCAACGGTCATGATTAATAAGAAACTCGCAAAGGTGCGCCCAGGGCTTACTACGTACTACGCTCGCCATACGTGGGCTTCTATCGCCTTCAACATTGGTATACAAAAGGACGTGGTGTCGCTTGCGCTGGGTCACTCGTTTGGTGTCCGGGTAACTGATACCTACATCAATGCAGACCTATCGAGAGTAGATGAAGCAAACCGCAGGGTTATTGATTACGTGCTGTACAACAAAAAATAGCCTTATTTCTTGCGAATTTGCCGCAGAAACGGCTCAAATTGTTTTCGGGGATAGTTTTACGTGCTTACCACGTAAGCGGCTCAGAACGCAAATTTCGGGGTAAATCAGGAAAAAGCAAAAAAAATACCCCAGCGGTGAAAAAGTCGAGTCGCTGGGGTAATAAGTGGAGACCACTTTAAACATTCAGTGATGCAAAGGTACGCTTTTCCTTTGAAAACACCAAATTATTTACCAAAAAATTTCTTTCTCAACAAATCATTGATAAATCGTGACTTGTTGGGCAATGCGTTGAGGAAAGGCAGCAGGTCGTTGTCTATCTGTATGCCAACTAGCTTGACCGTTGCGCCTGCACCCTTCTTCGTTCTCTTGATGTTTCTTTTATTATTCTCCATATCCGTGATTCTTTACTGGTTCTCCATTTACTCGCAAAAGGTTGCTCTGATAGATGCTACACCTCTTCGGGTTCTTTCGTGGCGTGCCATCCTTCTTGCAGGTCATACCTTGATATACCAGGCAAGGCAAGGAGTTGTATTCGTGGGTTCTATTCGAAATATCCCAACCTTCAACCCTTATCGTGTCGCAGTGGTCGCTGATATAATCTCCTACCAAAACTTGGCTGTGCTCAAAAGCAAACGCTCTTGCCAGTATTCTTTTTTCGTTCTCAGCCCTCACGTTGATTTCGTGCAGGGCTTCTCTGTACTCTTGTTCTGTCATTGTCTTCTGTCTTTTTTTAATTGTCTGTCCAACTTCGTTTTCATTCGGTTCATCTTGTGCTCAAGCTTGCCAATCTGCTTGTAGCTTAGCCACTCCGGCTTGATGTTCAACTCCAGCCAGTACTGGCGCATTTCCTTGCAATGCCGGGCGATGCTCGGGAAATAGAGGTGTCGCTCGTATGGGTTGCGAAGGAAGTACTTGCAATCGGATAGCATACGACCAAGCATCATGTATTTATGCTTTTGCCCTTCTCCAAGACTGACAAGCCTTCCGTTGTCCCCGATCCACAGAATTGCGCCCTCTCCCTTCCATACGAAATCGAAAGCCTTGCTTACCGGATAATAATAGCCATCGAGCACCGTGCCTTCATTGAGGTCTCGCCCAATTTCTCGCAGGCAGGTTCTTCCCCAGCTGGTCGTTACCTCGACCACTGCTTGCGCTGGTAAATTTTTGTATTCCTTCATATCTTGCCAAATTTAAATTTCTCGTTCAGTGATGTAATACTTGTATGTCACTCCACCCATTTTAACCTTGAAGTGTCGGTCTCCTTCTTCCATCATTTCTGCAAATGGGTTATTCCTGAAGGTTTCCTTAATTCGAGAAAACCTTTCCTCCATTATCTCCTTGGTTCTGTAGTCTTCGATGTGACTATCAACTTGCCCAAGGCTATTTTTGCCGTTCAAAATGTATTGTTTCATATCTTGATATATTGTGCAGGGCTTGCGCCCTGCTGGTTAATACTTTTCTATCCAATACTCTGTTTTGAAATTCACGCATAAGCCTACAAATTCAGACTTGAAATAACCTTGTCGTACCCAGTATGGATAATGTCTGTCGGCTTTCTTTAGTCCCCTAAACAGCTTGTTCAAGAATCGCTCTGCCTTGTCCTTGCGTGTAAAGTTTGCCATATCATCGATTTCTTTTCCTTCCATCTGTCTCTTGATGTAATATTTTGCTCTTGCCATTGTATTGCCTCCTATCTTTGAATTATAAATTGAATACCTGCCCAGTCTGCAATGTTGTTGCTCTGCTGCAATCTCTTATTCTCCATATCAATCAAGATTGCTTCTGTCTCGGATATCTGTTTTCCGTTTACAAAATACTTCTTCATAGCTTCACCCTCCCTTGATTACTTAGCATACAATGTTACAACCAATCCTCTTCTGAGTGCGAAGCGGCAAGCGTCCATACCAGCCTTCAATGCTCGCTTGATGAACTTGTTGAAAAGTTCCGCTCCGATGAGCTTCAAGATTCCGCTTACTCCTACGAGTGTGTTTATCTTCTTGCCATCCTCTGTGCGTCCGAAGACCTTGATACGGAAGTTAGAGTTGATAAACTTTGTTGTGAACTCTAAAATGTTTGAATTTGACTTTTTCATATTCTTCTCGCTTAACCGTGTTGCGTAGGGCTTAGTTACTGAATGTTTATTGTGCTTATCTCCTAAACACGATGCAAAGATATTAATATTTTTCTGTTCCACCAAAACTTTTCCCGAAAGATATTAATATTTTAACTTTTATTGGCTGTTTATGTCGTAAGCATTGCTGTTTCCGGTCGTTTCCGGTACGTTTCCGGTCGTTTCCGGTACGTTTCCGGTCGTTTTCGGTACGCTTTCCACGCTCTATATAATAATAACCTGCACGCCTTAGTTTGAATGAATATATAATCTAACTCTCATATCCCCTACCCCTTTTCTCTCAATGAAAAGTGTTCTTCGAACAAAAAATGGGCAGAAAAACGCTCTCCTGCGCTTCCTGCCCTTTTAAAGATATTATGATTGAACCTATTGAACTCTCTTCTTGATGCGCTCCTTTATCCAGCAAACCGCAAAGATTGCCAGGAACAGCAATACGCAATCGCCAGCGAATAATCTTATCTTATGCCATGTGCTCGTTGGCTTCTCTACCTCCTTCGTCTTGTATCGGTTCACGTAATACTTTACCTTTACGGTGTCGGTCACGAATTTGTAAATGTCGCCCACGATGGTGTCGGTCTTTGTTGTCGTCATCCATCTGGTGGTCGTAAGATTGTGCCACCGCTCTTTGATTACAGTGTCGCCCTTGATGTACACCAGCACGCTGTCATGTTTGATTACGCTGTCCTGCTGCCGGGTGTCCTGCAAGTGGATCTGTCGCTGGTTCACGCTGTCACGTCTTACACTGGTGTGTGCGCTGTCGTGATAAACCGTGTTATTTTGCGCTGATTTAGCGCAGGAACAGCCCAAAATCAAAAGTGGGGTAATTATAAGCATGGCGAGAAATAACGCCACAGAACGCAAATTTCGCCCTTTTCTTGAATTTTCCATACTTTGAAATGTTTGATTGATGTGTTTATTGTGCAAGCACCTTGATTTCCAGGGCTTCCTTGGCTCGCTTCAAATACTTCTCGCAGGCTGCCAGTCCATTGTACCCTCCGTTTATCTTCCTGCGGATAGCCTTCAAGTCGTCTTTGTCTGCCAGTTCATTGCAGCCGAAGGTGTCGAATACCCACATCGAGGATTTTGTCGCTCCCAGAGAACGCTCCAGAAGTTCGGGACTTTCCACAACATCGAAGCCGCAATAATTAGCATACTTCCGGTAGTTGGCTCGCCCGGTAATCTGTATCAATCCCCTGCCCTTATACTTCACGCCATCGCCCTGATGGGTGTTGCCGAGGTCTTTCCTGCCCTCGTAGGCTCTGCCGCTTGCCAGTTCCTTTGTGTATCTCAACTCTCCGCTTTCGTGGGCAATCTGTGCGAGATAGTGCGCCATTCGCAAAGGAGTATTGATGTGGAAATGCTCTGCCCATCCGTTGATGATTGGAAGGTAGGTGTCTGCCCTGCTGCCTGCATTCGGCATTACCTTTAGAAGTTGCGCTCTAGTTATCCTCATTATCTCCTCCTTTCTTCCTTTCTTCCTTCATAATCTCGACAACCGCCTTCGCAATCTCGTCCTTATTCTCCAGTATTACTTGCATCGTACGGTCTTGCTTGCGTATCTCAGCCTTCTCATACGCTTTTTCTCTAATACTTTTGAACTCGCACAAAAGCAGATAAACCGTCCAGGCGATTGCGAACATCGGGAAGGGAGAGATAATACACGTAGCCACGTCCATAAGCGAAGCAATACCGAATGTCGGAAAATACTTCTTCGCCTTGTCGCACGTCTTCTTCAATCCGGTTGAAGTTCTTGCAACATGCAGTTCCTTCGCCTTCTGTATGCCTGCTATCAGGTCAATTGTCATCGCTATCAGAATTGTAGCGAAACAGATAAAAATTACTAGGGCGCACAAATAAAGGTGGTGCACCTGAAAATCGTGAAATACTTCGCTCATATCAATTTATTTTTTTTTGGTTTATTCCAATTTTTCCCAGTCAATGGTAACGCCCTTCCCGATGATGTCTGCCGTCCACCTGCAGAATGCCATACCCTCGTATCCGTCCGGATCACTGGCTACGGCAATAGCATACTGTACGCAGTCGCTCTCGGTCTTGATTACCTTCGGGTAGAAGTCCGCATAAGCCATATTAGCCAAATAGAGAATATCCCCGAGGGTCGTGCCCTTTGAGATTATCTCGTTGTTTGTCGCAAGCCGGATTTCGTCTACCGTCCAACGGTGGCTCGTTCCGTCTACGTTCTTCATCTGCTCGCTTGCCTTGATTGCTAGCTGCTTCGTGAAGTGGTAGCCGTGCTTGGCAACGTATGCCACGTACCCACTGGCTCCCATGAGTGCCTTTGCTGCCTTCTCGTATGGTAAGCTGTGGATGATGTCGCTCTCTTGGTGCTGGTGTCGCTCTTCCTCGCTATCGCAGGAATGGCGCAAAACGATAATTTTCTTCATTGTGCGCCCTCCTATCCTAGTTTGTCGAGTAACTGTTTAACCATGCCACGAATGCCGCTTATATCGCCCTCAAGTGCCTTGAAACGCTTTTCTGTTTCCTGCTTCTCCTTGATTGCCGGGTTCAAAGCTGCAAGAAGTTCTTCGCCCTTCGCTTTCCGCTCCTTGCTTGGCTCGTATGCCTTGATTATCTCATCGGCTTCATTTACCAATTTCCCGACTTCGGGCAAAAGGTCTGCCTTATCGGTTGCCAGTACGGTTTCGCCTGCAAAGGTAACTCCGAGGTGTTCGGGTATGGTGTAGATGGTCTGCTTTCCCTCCACCTCGATTGTCACGTCTCGCATGGGCTGTCCGCTGCTGGAAATGGTTGCGATGCCAGTGTTGATGTGCGGCTGGTTGTCTACGACCTTGCCTTCCTTAACTTCCACCGTCTGCTTGTCTAGCATATAGACCGGGTGATTTCTCTGTATATTCTTAAATTCCATGATGCGCTCTTTTTAGATAATTCGATAAATAGACAAAAAGGGGTCTCACTGATAGAACAGCGAGTTGCCCCTTGATAGATTTTGTTCAGACCGCCTACGCACCAGTGGTGGTTGTGGTGGTCTTCAACGCTGCAATAAGTTCAGCGTTCTGTCGCTGCTGGCTCAACTCCAGGCGTGCATCGTTGTACCGCTGCTGCAAATCCTGCTGCCAGTGATTGTTCAGCACATCGATAACTCGCTGGGTGTTGTCTTGGTTCGAGCGGATGATGTCGCACTTGTCCTGCTGAAGCTGGAAACCGAGTGCCGAGAAGCCTCGCTCTATGCTGCGGTTGTTGAAATCGAATCCTCGCTGCATTGAGTTCTCGATGTTTTTCTGCCCCAGCTGGTTGTCGTAGCCCATCTTGATGATGTTCTGCTGGGTCTGGCAGCAGCAGTCCTTCAGTGCAATGGTCATCTGCAAGTTACCCTGCGAGATAGCATTGATTACTCGCTCTGCCGAATAACCAACTTGTCCGCTTATCTGCTGGATGCCTGCCTGAATGCCGCAAACAGAAGACTGCAATGCGTTGAAGTCGCAGTTCAAGTTAGCTGCAAGTGTCTTCAAGTCCTGGTTGTTGCCCTGAATTGCGCCCATCAACAAGTCGCTGTTGTGGTTGTCGCTCATCTGAGTGCGAAGGCTGTCTATCTGAGACTGGATTTCGGAACGCTGAACGTTTCCGTTCTGTCCGTTCCAACCATCACCGTACATGAATCGGAACATTCCAAGCATCATCATGTAGGCGAAAGGGTTGTTCCAACCTCCACCCATACCACCGTTCATTGCTGCCAGCATAGTCGCTGGATCATTGTCTCTACCTCTAGCGAGCAACGCTGCTGCTAGGTTGTCATTGCCACCGTCCCCAGTGCAATAAACTTTCTCGATAGTGTCTGCCATAAAATTTTGAGTTAATTACGTTACGGAAGCCAAATATTGGAATCCGCTGCAAAGTTACTCTGATTTTCGGCTCGCTCCAAAAAGTTAGTACACTGGTATTTATCGAATTATTGTCAAAGAACGCTTTTGGTTATTTTCTTTTTGTTTTTGATTAAACACAAATCGGCTCAACGTCCTTGTTTAGCAAGGTCGCTTGTGCCGTGGCAAGTCGATAAACTCTAGACGTGCCGATATAAGTGTAAGCCATCTTGCAAAGATGTCTCACTGCTGGAACGGTGCGGTTTAATACGGTCGCAATGGTCGTTATGCTGAAACCTGCGTGTATCATCTGCTCAACGACCATACATCGTGTCATTACGAGGTTTTCTGCTCTCGACTTGCTGAGAACGTCTTCTCTTGTAATACTTAATTCTCCGTCCGGCAGTTCAATAGCGCAACACTTAATTACGTTGTCTATAACTCGCCATAGTTCTTTCTCCTTGTCATTCATAATAAAATGTTTTAATCGTTGCCCAACATAGAATCAATCATTCCATCAATGGCTTCATCGGTCATGCTCTTCTTAATAGAAGGATCTGCGCCAATTGACTTCATCATCATAGCTACCCAGGGGTTGTCACTCTCCAGCGTGGATTGTATCTGTTCCTTGTATGCTTCGTGAAGCTCGCCCGATTCCTTAAAATCCAAAAGAACCGTGCGCAAGGCTTTTACAGCGTAGTTATCCATCAGCAGGGGATTGTCCCTTGCCGATGATAATTTAGTAAGAAGCACAGCCAGTGCTTCATGTAATTGTTTCTTATTCTTCTTCATATTGTCTTACTTTTAAATTTCTAAAGTCAGCGACTTAGAGTTCAAGTTTACCACCACAAGCATATCTTCTTGAGGTTTTAGTAACTCCTGCTTTAGGAGTTACTGGTTTTGCTCTACCAGTACTCTTTCTCATGACATAATTCCTTTCTCTTTAAGTGTAGATAAAATATCTGCTATAGTTATAAATAAATCAGTCTCTTTAAGTGTCTGGGCTTCTTCAGGATATAATTTTTCTAATAAAGGATGTTTTTCTAAGTGTAAACCACTTCTATTAGCTTCCATAGCAAGGGTAATATCACCACCTATAAAATCCATAGTATTAACGTTTGGAAATACTATATATGAATGTGCTATTTGTCCAGCTTTAGACTGTATAGACAATGTTTTAATCTTATTATCTACTGTTAGGTTAGATATGGTACTAATATTAGATGTTCCCTTATCATACTTTACTATCTTTCCAAGTAAATGTTTTAATCCATTTAAATCTAAAAATTTCATATTAATTAATTTTTAAAATTATTATTAAGCAAATAATGCATCAATCTCTGCTGTAGTTATTGCAGAATCTGCTGTAGCACCAGAAGCTATTCCATCAAGCTTTGCTTTATCTGATGCTGACATAACACCTGACAAAGAGGAAGTAGCTGCTTGTATAGTAACTTCTGTTTCATCATCTGATACTGCTACTAAAGTTAAACTTACAGAAGAAGTGTCTTTATCTATTCTAACATTTTTTAAAATATTATCCATATAAACAATAGCATCATCACTTAGATTACTAAGGTCTAATCTATCAAGTTTCTTTTGGTCTGTATAAGAAAATAAACCATTTTTATCTTGTGTTGCTATTGGAATTGTAACATATGCTCTCTCTTCTGAATCTAACTTTACTGGAAAACCACTGTTAGCTTGATAACCTACTTTAATACCTCCTCTAGTATTAGCAGCTGCAAGAGGAAGAGAATAATCGTTTGCGTTGATTTCAATTCCATCAAGTTTAGATTTATCCTCTGCTGACATAAATCCAGACATATTAGTTGTAGCTTCTAGCATTACAACCTCCGCTTCGTTACTACTATTACCAGCCTTATAAATACTTATAAACTGACGTTTACTATGTGGTCCTGTGGGTTGTGTTTCTACTATAAGTCTATCAATTGCCTCACTCTTCTTAGCATAATCTGCAAGGTCTATTGTAGGACGGAAGTCTCCGAGTTTCTCCCATTTTGAAGCATCATATTCTGCACTGGTATCACCAGTATAAAGATATTCCTCATATTGATTCTGTGTTTCACTAGAAACTTTAATAAGATAAATATGCTTCTTAATATTAGCTTTAGGAAGAGAAGTTACTACTTCTGCAACTGTAGTATCAAGATTACCTAATTGCTGTAATGGAACATTGCCCATTGAATCAAGGGTTGCAATGCCATCATTAATACCCAAAGTTTTTAAACTTCCGTCTGCCATTAACACTTGGGTTGCATCACCTCCAGTCCTTACTATACTTTTAACACTTATTCCATTTTCATCCACATTGAAAATTGATATAGTTTCATTTTCATTACTAGATACTGATACATCTAGTTGTTCACCATTAATTATATAATGTAAACCACTTTCAGGACTAATTTCACCACCTTCCTTGCTAAAAAAAAGAGAATTAGCCCAGTCCTTAATCTTCTCCCAGAAATAGGCTAAGCCTATTGCGTCTAGAAATTGCATAATCTATTGTTTTAAATTGTTATTTACTAGTAATATCTGTTATCTGTTCCTCCGTGATTGCTGGAGGGAAGTCCTTCGTCACGATGTCGGTCACTCTGTTTGAAATATCCTTGTAGATGTCCGTGCCGAGTTTTTTTGCTGTCACGCTGCCGTCTCTGATGTTTCCAGTTGATATACAGTCCTCGGTCAGATGGTCGTGTTTGACCGCTCCCGGTTGTAGTTTATCTGAGGTCACACAATTGGATGCTAGGTGTCTGTTCTTTACAGAGCCATCGGCAAGCTTCGCTGCCGTTATCGCCCCATCCGCAATTTGCGCTTCTGTTATTGTTATCTTGGCGAGTTCACTCTTGATAATCCTAACGACCGCATCGTTCTCCAGTTTATCGTCCATCATGGCAAGCATCCTGCTTAACTCGACAACGATGTCGTAAATTTCCGTGCCGACACGCACCGCTGTGTTTTCTCCAACCTGCGTTGCATCTCGTATCAGCTCTGCCATACGGAGCATTTTTTGAATATCCTCGTTCATGTCTTATGTGCTTTTAGTTTCCTATTGCGTGAATGTGTGCCCTTGTTCCTCGCTGTGCCTTCACCTCGAAAGGAGAAGTGAATGCCTTGAGATATTCGAGTGCATCTGATAAATATCTTTCTGCCATGTCCATGATGTCGTTGTATTGCTTGTTGTTCGACAAATCTTGAACATGGTCTGAATAATCGTCTCTGTGGCGCATTCCACCTGCTCGGCTTATAATTGTGCCATCGGCACGAAAAAGCCTCGCATACGTGAAATAAGCGAGTGCTTTGCGTATTCCGCTGGTGTACTTCTGCACCTTGGTTTCTTCTTGACTGCAATCGCCCTCCTTCTTGGTGGTGTATTCGCCACCGTCCAGGAATACCGCAGGCTGGAAATCGGGCAATACTGAATCACCCCACTCTCCCTGCTCGGTCGCTGCCTTGAACCGCTCATACCCGATGGCTGGTATGATGTTCGCATCTTCGCATTCCCGAATGTATGCGTTCACATCATCCTCATCTAGGTGTGTGCTGGTCGGTCGTGCCAGTTTTTGGAACTGATCAACCGTGATAAGTTGTTTTCTTTGTTCTCCCATAGGCTCAATCAATTAATCTATCGTGTTGTTCCCCGCCACCTCGCTGCTGATATACTTTAGCGGCTGTAGCTTGGGGGCTAGGTTCTGAATAGCTGGGTCTTGCCAGCTGTTGAAAATCTTCTTGAAGGCTCGCTCGATGAATCGCTGCTCGGTCGTCACTTCGCCTGCATAGTATTCGTAAGCGTCCTGCATAACTTGTCCGCTGAATCCAAGCTTGCCAATACGAATTGAGTAGAAGAGTTCTTGGTGGAACTGTGCGTAGATGCGCTCGATAACGCTGCTGTCGGTCACGGAAAACTCCTTGTCGAAGTTTTTTGTAGGGAAAGTCACAACCTTTGGTTCGTCTTCCTCGTTCTCAACCTCTACAGCAAGAATCTTCGCTGTGTTCTCGTCCCCTTGGAACTGCAAAAGGTCTTCATCGGAAATCATCTGTCCGCTCTCCACCTCTTCGCCTTCCTCGTTGAACTTTGGAACGCCTTTTTTTGTTACAAGCATACACGATACGAGGAAGTTGTTGCGGACGTTTCGCATCTTGACGTTCCCAAGTCCCTCATCGGTTGAAATCTCCGTGATGGCTGAATCGTAGCTGGCTGTCGGATAGATGAACTTTCCGTCTAGGCTCTGCCACAGAATCTGCCCCTTGTAGCTGTCGATGCCGCCAGCGTTCTCAATCTGTTCAAGAACGATGTCGGGGTCGGGATTGAAAATGTTGATGCGTTCAATAGTCTTGTCGTTCACCATCAACCGCTTTCCGTTCCTCGTTTTTTTCTGCTCCCAGTCGGGATGCAGCAAGACGTGCGCCACGCTCCCCTTGTCGTCCGTCTCTTCAAGGCGGCAATTTTCAAAGGGTACGTGGCTCACGCTCGACACCTGCCCTAGAACGTTGTAGTTTACATGAAGGGCAAAGCCTCCAAAGCGTGCGAGGTCTTGCGCTACGTTCCGGAGCAAATCGTCTGCCGTGTCCCCCTGCGGGTTCATCGCCAACGATGCTAGAATGTCGCTATCGAAGCCGTAGCCCTCAATAAATCGGGAATATCGGTTAAGGCACAGCATTGCTGTACCGCTGGCTTCCGTGATGCGTGCGAGGTTCTGCGGATAAAGATTATCATATCCGTATGCCTGCATCTTGAATCGGCTTACATAGCTAACATCAACCCTTCGCTTTGGCTTTTTAACTGTCTTAACGTTCATATTGCTTGTGTCGTTTTACTTGTTGTTTTGTTACTCTTCCTTGCCTGCTTTTTCGGCTTGGTCGAGGTCTTTCTTCTTGTCGCTGCCTGCTGCTTTTTCGGCAGGATTTTTCCCTGCGGTATCATCTGCACCGCTGTCGATGTCTGCTGGCGGCTGCTTGTTCTCGATGAGTTCATCACTGGGTATCTTCTGAAAGTAGCTTTCCATGTGTGGGTACTTCGTCAGATATTCATGCGCTACCTTGTCGGTCAGGTTCTCATTAGTGAAAATCTTACCATGGTAGAAATCCGGGCAGGAAATGATAAAACCTGCCTTGAGTGCGTAATTACATGTTTTTGGCATTGCCTTTTCTTTTTTGAGTTTTAGATATATTTCTATCAGAGCATCGTGGTAACACTGCTGGCAGGTTGTCGGAACAAACCGCTTGCGTGTCACCTCGAAATATAGAGTTTCTATAACTGCCTTGTCGGTTGCATCAAAGGGACTGTCGAAACGTGCCTTCAACTCACTGACCTTGGCTGTTGCTTCCTTGTATGTCATAGGCTACGCTGCTGCTTCCGTCAGAAGGCTCTTATACTTGGCTGCTGTGGTCTCGCTGTCTGTGTCGAAGAAGAAATAAGCTGCCTTCGGTACGCTCTCCTCTTCCAGCGTGATAAGCCAGCCACCCTCGGTGTCGTCTGAGTACTTGTCGTTCTCGCCTGCACTTGCCTTCAGTGCCTGCGCATATCCGAACACCTGATACTCTGCCTTTCCGTCCGTTCCCTTAGAGAGATTGCGAAGGATGATAACGAACTTTCCATTCGCCAGTCCGTCAATGATATTTGCGCAAACGTCAGGTGTGTTAGCCAATACCACGACTGCTACGGTGTTCTTCCAGCTGTTGCGATACGTGCCAACGGTCAGCTCGGTCTTGGTTCCAGTGAATGGCTTGCTGCCTTCCTGCCGGATAGCGTATGCTTTCTTGCCAGTCTTCAAAACTAATGTTTTAATTATATTGCCCGCTACAACGGACTTGGTGAAGTCGATGTCGTCTCGGTTGATGATAAGTCCATCGCCCTCCAGTCCCTTTGTTACTTGGTCTTCGCAAGGGATGATGATGTCCTGAGCGATAAGGCTCTCGCAAGTTGTTGCCATATTAATTCGTTTTAAATTGTTATATCCCCAACACCGTTTTGTGGGTGTTGAGGATTGTCAAAATAACTTAATACTAAACTGAAAATTTGGAGCGATTAGTAAGCTGCATGGATCATGCCCTCTTCGAGGAGAGCCGTTCCAATCTTACCAGTAGCATAGAGATAGTTTCTGCGCTCCTTCTGGTCGAACCAGATGTCGAGGTCGCTGATGAGATTGTCTGCATCTGTACCAATCATAAGGTGCTTAGGGTTGCAGAATACCGCACGGTGTGGAAGGTTGACTGTCGTTGCGCCCTTCTCGTATGCTTTAATCATTCTGTCCCAGATGCCGACACGTGCAATCTTCACTCCGTTGTAGGTCGCTACTTCGAAGCCATCGAACAACTTCTCCCATGGCATAATGTCGTGGTAGGTCTTCTTGAGGTCGTAGGTTAATGCGTCAGCAAGCGAGCGTGTCATGAGCAATACGGCATCGCTGTCGTCAACGATACGTGTGTCTGCATCCATCAAAATGGTGTCTACAAGTGTAGTAGCCGCACCACTCTTGCGCAATGCAGAAATCTGCAATGCTGCCGTGGTCTCGCTGTTGGCTGCGATGGCGGTATGTTTGGTCGCTGTGGCTGTAAAGATGCGCTTGAACAGACCATCGCAGACGTTGAAATTACTGACATCTAAGCCTGCTGTCAGCTTGCCGCCACCGCCACCTTCTTCACTTGCCAGTGCTGCTTCCTTGTCGCCAAGCCAGCCGAAACGCCAAATCATCTGCTCCATGGCTCGCTGGAGTGCATCTGCATAGATTGTCATAAAGTCGGTGCTGGTGAGGTCGCCAATGGCTGTACCAGTCTTCAATGAATACTCAGCGATGGTTCCCTTCAATGCTTCGTAGCAAATCTTGATAGGAATCTCCCACTGTCCGAGTTCCCAACGCTTCTGAGAGTTGGCGATACCCTTCTCTTCATAGGTAGGGTCGCAACCGCCACCTGCCTTACCGACCATTTCCATCTCACCGATAAGTGCGATTGGATCATCGTTCTTGACCTTCATGATGTTCACGAATGAAGAAAAGTCCTCATCTTGGTAGAAGGTTTCCTGCACGGCATCCTTGATGCTTGCGAGGTTTTCAGGCTCGAGTTTAAGGTTCTCGAGCTGCTTTTTCGTAAATCCTGCCATTATTTTCTTTTGATTTAATGGGTTAATACTTGGTTACTTCTTGCCCTTTCTGTGGAGCTTGGCAAGTCTCTCCTTGATGGCGTTCTTGCCTTCCTCGACAGCGTTCACGTTGTCACCTGCGCCCTTGCCGCTTGGCTGTCGCTGTGCTGGCTGGTAGTGGCTGCTGTAGCCTGCCAACACCTTCTCAGCACCGCCTGCCATCTTCACGGCATTCAGGATGCGCATGTCTTCCTTGCTCTTTGCGAGTTTCTGTGCGCCTGCCAGCTGTGCCTTGGTGTCGTTCAACTGCTGTTTGAGTGCTGCTACCTGCTGCTTCATCTTGGCTACGGTGTCGTTGTCGGTGCTTGATGCGCTGCCGCAATCACCGCCTTCACCGCCCTCATTGTCGGTGTCGTTGTCGGTGTTGTCTGCGGTCTGAATGTCGGTAATTACACCGTCCTCGACAACAATTGTCTTACCGTCCGGCATTTCAAACGTTCCGTCCGGACTTGCCTTGTCGCCAACTTGTGGATCTCCCTCTTCACGCTCAACGGTCAGAACTTGACCGTCCGATGTGTTGAGTTCCATCGCCTTTGGCTCTGCCTTGGCTTGTGGCTCTTCCACCACCTGCTCTGCTTCCTCCAGTGTCTTCACGCCCAACTTGGCGAGAATCTTGTCGAGGAGAGAAGCCTTTACTTCTGTCTTTTTCTCCATTGCTTTTGGATTTTGTTGTTTTGAATTAATAAAATTTTCTATGTTGCGTTTTGATGCGCTTGCGCTGAGTGGTACAATGGTGCTGCTGATAAGACCTAGGCGCAAAGCCTCGCTGGTGTTGATGAAGATGTCCTTATCCATCAGGGCTTGTATCTCTTCCCTATCGCACTCGCACCGCTCTACGTATGCGTCCACCATCTTATCCTGCCACATCTGCATTTCCTCGCCCAGGTTCTTCAAGTCCTTTGCGTTCAGCTGGTCGCCCAACCCCCAGCCAGGAACCCACGGATTGTGCAGCAGGAAGGCAGCGTTCTCGTATGCCTTGCGGCTCTCCTTCGGTGCTGCGAGCATGATGATTGTTGCCATGGATGCTGCCTTGCCCTCCACGGTGCAGGAAATCTTCTTTCCGCTCTGTCGCAGTCTGTCGTAGATTGCCCAGCCTTCAACCACCGAGCCGCCATTGCAGAAGATGCGCATATCGATTGTATCATCGTCTTTCGGTATGCTTGCTGCAAAAGCATCTATGTCTTGAAAACATACGCAATCACCTCCCCACCATTGATACCAGAACTTGTTGTCTTGGCTGTCGATGTCGTTGTATATTCTGAGTTTTGCCATTGAATCGTGATTTTTTAAGTTTTAAAACGCTGCAAAGATACGATTATTTTTGGTATGTTTATCTCATAAGCAGTTAATTTTTCTAAACAAGCCAAAATTTTGCGCTCTAAGCGGCTTTTATTGCCTTGGGTGTGTAACTTTACCACCTTCAAGCGAAAACCGCTCAGAACGCAAATCTTGATGAAATAACTGTAACCCTTAGAGCCTGCAGATATTCTCTATCGTCTGCACTCTCCGCTGGGTGCGGTTTATCTCTTCCACGCTCACTACTGGCTGTGGAGCCATCTGATACCCTCTAGCTACAGCTGCCGCCAGCATATCCATGCCGATGTTGCTGCCTCCGTTGTTCGCTACGATAGGAACACCACCGCCTAGCTGGTTGAATGCGGATAATATAGGGCTGAACATCGAAGTCGCCTTGGCGGTCATTACGCTCTCGCCATTGGAAAGCCTTGCCGGGATGCTGTCGCTGGTTCCAGTGCCCGAGCCTTGGACGTAGCCGCCAGTGGAGAAGCCCTTGACGAGTGCTTTTGCTCCTGCGAATGCTGCTTTAAGCAATGCGAGTTTCGCTGCTGCGTCTGCCACGCCTGCCCATCCGAGTTTAGCTAAGCCTCTTCCTAGGATTTCAATGTATTGTGCCTCCATGGCTATCTCTACGGCATCCAGCAAAGAGCTAAGTAAAGATTTCAGAAAAGAATGAAAAGATTTATCTTCACTATTAAAGAAATCGACAAAAGCATCTCCAACTGCCAAAATATAGTTTTTCATGTTTTGAAGTTGTTCTTCTGTAAACTGCTTCTTTTTATCATTCTCATTCTTTTGTATTTCCACGTTAGTATCGCTCAGGTCTTTCTGGAGCTGTTCCTGCACGGCTGCATAGTCCTTGTATGCGTCCAGTTTGCTCTGAAGGAAAGCCTTGTATCTCTCCAGCTTGGCTGTATCGTCTTCCTCTCCAGTGCCACCGTTCATGATGTCCGCATCCTTGCGTGCCTTCTCTGCGTCCTCGAACTCAACAAGGAGTTCGTCCACAATCTCCTTCGCTTGGTTCTTCAAGTCCGCTTTCGCCTTTATCATGATGTCGAGAAGTTTTGCCTGCATTTCCTGCGCCTTTTCCGCTCCGATTTGCCCTGCCGCCACGTATGCGTCAATGCTTCGTGCCACCATATCCTTCTCCAGCTGTTCGAGGTCGTTGCTGTAGTCTCGCTCGTTGTCGTACATGCCTGCAAGGTATCGCTTCTTTGCGTCCATTACTTGCTCGTTGTACTTGTGCTGTATAAGCGCAATCGCTTCCTGCAATTCCTTTTCCTGCTTCTTCCTGCGCTCGGCTTCCTCCTTTGCCGCCTTGTCGGCTGCTGCCTTCTCCTTCTTGGTCTTAGGGGTAGTGCTGGCGATATTAGTGCCATCCTTGAGCTTTGTATTGTCGGTTGTGGCGGTCGCTATGGATGGCGCATCTGCGCTGACTGGTATCTTGATGTTAGCATGGTTAAAAGTATTCTTCATGCCACCCACGATTGCATCAGCCATTCCGCTGCCGAATTTCTTCAAGTCTCCCCAAGCCTCCTTCACGGTATTGCCAAGACCCGAAAAGATGGAGTTGAATCCGTCTCGCATCTGCTTCACGTCAAAGGAGAAAAAGCCCTCAAACATCTGCAACAGTCCCCTCACTGGTCTTGCAACAAGCTTAATGGCATCTATGATGATGTTGAAGGCAAGCAAGGCAACCTGTCCGACAGACTTAAACGCAAAGCCTATCAACTGAATCAATCCCCTAAATGCCACGCTTTGGTTATAGAGGTTGATGATAGCCCTCAATAGTTTCGTTAGATGGTTGCTTACGAATGTTGCCGCCTGAGCCTTCATCATTTCAAAGCCGCCACCAGTAACGTCAAAGAGTGCACTTGCGGCATCCTTCAAACGCTTGTTGGCTTCCACCTGCTTTTCCTGAGCCTTGGCAACATCACCGGATTGTTCCTTGACCTTATCCATGTTCATCTCAATGTCTCCGAGGGTCTCGATGTACTTTAGTCCTGCATCCTCGCCAGGACCTCCAAATATATCTGCGATGGCTGTTCCTACCTTGGCTGATGAAGCAGGGAACTCCTTTAGCTTGTTACCGACCTCCTGCATGATGTCGAATGTGGTCTTGCTACCGTTTTGCAGTTCTTTCTGAACTTTCTTGCTTGATATACCTATGCCATCCAATGCAGCTGCTGTTGCGGTAGTCATCTCTCGAAGTCTAAGATTACCCTCCTTGATGGTGTCAAGACCCTTATCAGAGAATATTCCCTGCTTGGTGGCGTTGGTTGAAATTGCCACGAATTGCTCCGCATTCAATCCAGCCTCCTTCAGGTACGTTGGGTATTCCTTCACGTTCTCTAGGAACCCATCACTAGCATTCGCACCAGCCACAAATCCATCTTGCAAGAGCTTTAGCGATTCTGATACACTGATGCCAAACTGCTTGCTCATTACATTTGCGGATTGCAAGGTTTCGCCAAAATCCACGCCAAACGTCTCGCTGATTGCCAAGGCTTGATTTCTCACTGATTTCATTTCGTCACCGAAAAGCCCAGTGAACTGCATGGTCTTGCGTGTGGCTTCCTCTATGCCCTTGTTGTAGTCATAGAACCATTTGAAAGCCATTCCGACACCAGCCACACCTGCCATGGCGAGGAAATAAGGGTTGGTCAATAAAGAAAGAGCCGTATTTTTCAACGCACCAAACTTTACCCTTAGGTCTTCCACGGACTTTCCCATTTCCATGATCTTTCCGATTCCAGTATCATTAACAACATCAAAACCGAAAAACTCGGTGTTCTGTAGGTCGTCAGCCGCCTTCATCATGGAATCGTAATAGCTGCCGACACTGCGCTGGAATCTTCCAGTAGCCTCCTCAGCCTCTTTCAGCTCCTCTATCAAGTCTTGGATATGCTCCTGCATCTCCTGACCCTTGGAACTATCACGCTCGGCACGGCTCATCTCATCGTAAGCCTTGGTGGCATTGGAAAGCTGGGCACGCAGCTGCTTCAAGCTGCCTTCCTGCTCGTTCTCTGTGCGCACGTTGTTCTGGATCTCCTTCCGCAAGGTGCGCACGTTGTACTGGTACTCCTTGATGGTTGCGTTGATGGCTTCCGTCTGTACCTTCATCTCGTTGGTCGTGATAGTCTTGTCTTTTTCCTGCTGCTGCAAGTCCTTGATGCTTGCCTTTAGCTGGTCTATCTTCTCTTTGTATCTGATGATGCCATAGATTGCATCCTCGTACTTGACCTTGATGTCAAGAATCTGCTGTTTGTCTTCACTTACCATAGTTCGTTCTTTTTAGTTGTTCAACTCTATCATTGTAACCTCGCAATATCCGCTGCTTGTGGTCTTGATTTCGAGAACCGCAAAATACGCTCCATACTGGGCAAGGTACACTGGCTTCGTTTCGTCAAAGTTCAGTATCTCCAAATCGGAAAGGTTGAACCGCTCCACAATATGGTGTGGGTTCGCCACCGTCTTTCTCAACTTTTCAAGCTTGTTGTCGAAGATGTCCTGAAGGTCGATGTTGAAAGCCAATTCCGCATAGCCGGCATCGTTCTTCGTCAGGTTCACTATTCGGTCTTTACATGCCTTGTATTTCGTTGCGACTTGTCTGGTGTACGTTGTGTTGTTAAACGTGGATTGCTTGCTTTCCCATTCGTATATCGGTATGCGGTTTCCGTCCGTGGCTGCAAATGGTAGCGTACAGACGTCTTGCGTATACTCCAGCGTCTTGTTGTCTATAGTCATATCCGCATCGTGCTGCTGGTATACGGTGTCGTCTTCCTTCCACTTGTAGATATTGTGCTGGCAGTAGTCCTCAACACTAAAATCGGTCTGCCTTGGATGGTTGCTGGCTTCGCTCGGGATGAGCTTCTTCGTCCAGTCCACCGCTTGCGCCTTGGCTTCCCAAAGGTTCACGATGTCGGCAAACGTAAGTGTTCCACCAATAAACCGCTGGCTTGGAAACGTTGATGTCAGAATGCAGATACACTTCAAGAAGTCCGTTACCTTGATGTCGGGCAGGTTCTTGCCGATAGGGAAATTACCTCCGTAGGGTACTTCATCGCTCTGCTTGATGCTGGCAGTCAACCGTCCGTTGTAACACTTCAATCCAATTAATGCCTGGTTTTTCGGGTGCTTCATTTCGAAGGTTACGATGTCGCCCTCTTCCAAATCTATCTCCCCTCGTCCTGCTACAAGGTGTATGAATCTGCCGTTTACCTTATCCGATTCATAATCGGTCACATATTTTCCAGAAGTCTCATCCTGCTGCAACCCTGCAATATATGGAGTTTCCGTCCAAGTTCCGTCATCGTTTTTGTGCTTAACCTTCATTTCTATGTAATTCGGTGGATACGAGTAGAATGCCTGCCACTCAGTACTCCCCTCTCCAAAACTCCATGATTTGTGCCCACTAGGTGTAACCTTCGATGCGTTCCACGACCAGTTCATCTGAACATCAAAAATCATCTTGCAGGCAATCTTAACATTCAGCTGGCTGTATCTGTGCCCAATCTCCAGCCCATCGAATACCTCCGATAGGCTCGTTGGTTGGAAGTCGAGAATACCGAGACTATCTGTTTGGAAAAATGTGCCCTCAAAGCTGCCTACAACCGTCTGCGCATCTGCCTTCCTTGTAATCAACGGTACAGCAAGTCCCTTTATGATTTCTTTCGCTTGATTGCTCCAGCCGAATACCACACCAGTCTGTGCCGTAATAAGGTCTAGGATATACTTTGCCGTTACGCTTGGCTGGATTGTTCCATTGCTCCAGGAACTACCAAAAGAGCCACCTCCACCAAAAGAGCCGCTTCCATCAAACGTGCCAGTGCTCGCTCTCGCATTGCTCTCCGTCTCGCTTTTACTCTTAACGAGAATAGTCGTGCCAGTGCTGTATGCTTTGATGGCGTTGATGATAAGCCATTCCGCTGTTGCAGGTGCTTGCAGGTCTACATCGATGGGCATGCTCTCGCTCGTATATTTAACGCTGTACGCTCCACCTGCCTGCACTTGGGATAACTTACCGCCCGAGAGATAATAAGCCGCCACAACCGTGCTTATCGCCATACTTATCATCTTATCTACCGAAGGCTTGATGTATACGAGGAGACCGGAAGGCTTGCTCTTTACAACATTAATTTCTGTTTCTCCGGCTGCAACCTCATGCGTTCCCCATGGTGTTGTCTCTCCGGTCTTCGTATCAAGTGCTCCGTATTCGACAGAGCCAGCCTTCTCTGCCCGAACCCTGATGGATATTGTCTCCATGGCAACGCTCGTTTCGAGATTGGCGATGCACGCTCCTGCACTCACGAACATTCCGAGCATAGGATCTGGAGCCGGCAATACCGGATAAGTTTCTTTTTCTGTCTTTCCGGCATCATCTGCAAGGCTAATAACGTTCTTGTTGGTGTCGAGTATTGCCCATGTACGGAATTGCCCCTTGCCTAAAACCTTTCTGATGGTGGCTCTCATTCCAGCCTCGAAAGGTATGATTGCACACTGGTATGTCTCATCGGTCAAAACCTCGCCCGATACATACTTGCCGACCTCTGTTCCAGTTCTTATCTTACCTTCAACGAGTGAGTATGTCGTGTCGCTGTTCCTTCCCACGCTGCGGTCGTATCCATACCATTCATCGCTTGATGTCTTAGCAACTGCCGTTTCGTATCTTCCATAGAATACTCCATCCGCTATTGCCTTCTCGTAGGTGTCGTAGCTGTTGTTTTTGGTAAAACGCAGATACTTCGTGCAATTCAACTCGTTCAGCTTTAGGTCGGACGATTGCAGCGTTGCCAATGCTTGGAGCAATCCCCAATAAATCGAAATTTCGATGGTTTCCTTTACGCTCAGAACGCTTGCCCTTCCGCTGTGGATAATCTCCAGTCCGTTACGGAAATAACGTGCTGTGTGGAAAATATAGGGGTATTTGCTGCTTGTGCTCGGTTTCCCTGCAAACTCCAGCACAGCCATATTGTGCGCTGTCTTTGGCAGGTTGATGGTGTATGTTGTGTTGGCGGTCATTTTCGTAATATCACGAAAAAGATTGCTCTTGATGTCGAGCGTGATTGCCGAATCCTCGCTCATATCCATAAGAACACCGTCTATGTATAGTTGCTGGTCTGTCATAGCTGCTGAATCTGTGTATTGTTAATAACTAGGTTGCAGACGAAATCCTGCAACTCTGCTTTTGTCTTGGTGTAGGTTCCTGCCTTGATTGTAACGCTCTGCCACTTGTCGCCACCGAGGTACATATCCACGACCGGGCTGCTTGCCACATCTTGCAGGAAATCGAACGTCTCGCTGTCTACCAATGGTGCGCAAAGAGGTATTGTGTCCTCTCTGCCGTAGCCCTGCCTTCTGCCGTTTGCTCCGAGGTAGCCGAATATCGTATCATCATACCCTCCGAGGTTGTTGCGTACAAAGCTAGTGTCGCTGCTTATCGCCCTGCTTTCATCGCCTTGCGTGAATAGCCAGTAGCGATAGAAGCCGTGACGGTCAACCCAACGCAGGTAGATACCACTCTCAGCATCGTCTCTGTCGATGCGTAACAATAGTGACTGCTTACCTCCGGTGGTTAATCTGAAAGTAAGGTCGAAAGTATTGTCAAACGTTCCCTGCTGAATCTCTCCATCATAATCGTATATGTTCCAGTATTTTGCACCACTCGGCAATGTGTCTGCGTTGAAGTCCATCATACCGTAAGTCGGAATCTCCAGTAGCTTATTGGGTGCTCCCTCGTAACCGATTAGTAGTTTGGTGTTCAACTTGCTTAAGTATATGCCAAAGGAGAACGGATAATGAGTAAACCATGTAAGCCGTTTGTAGCCGTTCCACGTCTCTCCTGCCCTCATCGCTCCCCAAACGTAGAAGGTCGTGTAGCTGAATGTCGCAAGGTCGCTCCCCTCGCTGTTCTTGACCTTCACGGAAACATCGAACACTGCCCCGAGGTTGCTCTTCTGGCTCTCCCTGCTGTAGTCGATGTTCCCGAAGCTGATGCCATCGAAGAGTGCCTGCACATATTCCCGGTAGTCCATGATGCAATTATCTGCAAACGCTTCCACGCTATACGTGTACGTCTTGCTCTCCCTGCTGATGGTTGCCTCGATGCTCGCAACACCCGAGCCGCTTGCCTTGATGATGCAAGGCAAGAATGCGAAGCCTACAGCGTCCGGGTATTGAATCGTGATATTGTTTTTCTCTGTCTGTCTCATACCGTCTCATTGTTTAGTTTGATACTTCCCACCGAAAGATGGATTAATGAAATAAGTCGCTGTCCGAGCCGCTTCATCGTGTCGGGCACAACGTTGCTGTATACGTCAGCCCTGCCGCCAGTCCGGTGCAGTTTAGAACCCTTGGTTGCGATGGTGTGGGCGATGGCTCCTGCCATGCTCATGTCGCCACGCTCTTGTGGTGTATACTTGTGTGCCCGGTCGGTCTTGTAGGGGATAGGTCTGCCGTGCAGCCCTTTGTCTTTCATCCACTGCCGGATGATGCCACGGAAGCCGTATGGTATCTTTCCTGCCCTTCGTCCGGTCTCCAGCACCCCGAATGGCTTGTGTCCCCAGAGGATGGTTTCTTCCTCGCTGGGCTGCTCCACCTTTAGGCTCGCTATAGTTCGCCCTGATGCGTTCTGTCCGTTGATACGTATGTGGTTGATGATAAGCTGCCGTGCTCTCTCCACTTCCTCACGCATGATGAGCGATGCCGCCTTGGGGTCGAATTGAATACCTCCCTTGCTCATACCTCACACCCTCCTATGCTCTGTGTCAACTGAAGGGAGTACATTACGCCAGACACGATCGTGCTCAAACGCTCGATGATTGTCTCGTAGTACTGCTGCCCCTCCAGCGGTTCGAACTGGTGCGACTGGTTGATGGCTCGTATCATCCTTGCCCCTGCCACCTTCATTCGGTCGATGCACTCTCCGTTGTCTTCTCCTTCCGCTGCCCTCGGTACGGTGTCGAGATAAGCCAGGGCAACGTTTACGGTGTCGTATACTCTGCCGTTGCGTATCTCTGTCGTGCCGCTGGCTGGGATGATGCAGACGATTGCCGGATAGTTCAGCTTCTCCAGCTTGGTGTCCGCTGTGTCCCAGTCCTCGAATAGGTAGGTGTAGTCTGGTAGCGTGTCTGCTGCCAGCTGCTTTAATGTTTCTCTGATTGTTGCCATAATTATCTAGATTTACGTTTCATTTCTTCCGCTTGCAATTTCTGCAGGTTTCGCTCGTACACGCTTCTCTTGTTGTCCATTTCCATGCACTTGTAGATGCGAAGCCATGGTGTCTTCAATACTTGGTCGTGGTCGCTGATGCCCATCCTTACCGCATACCAGTCGAGCATGCCGAACAGTCCAAACCGCAGGGTGTCGATGCCTGCCTCCTTCTCCAGTCGTGTTGGTTTCGCTGTGTCTGTGCTCTCGAAGAGCTTGTTGATGCGCTCGACCTCTGCTGTTACCCATCCGATGAGCATAACGACATCAACCGCCCTAGCCTGCTCCACTTCCTTGTGGCTCAGACCGAGGACGGTTGTCACTATCTGATACAGACTTTCCTCGCTGTCTGATAGCTGGGAAAGGTCTATTAGCTGTCCGATTGATAGCTGGTTGAGATTGTCGGGCACTTGTTTCCCTCCGACAAACGCTGGTCGTGGCTGCTTGCCGATTTTATAGCTGGTGTGTCTAGCAACTGCCAGCCAGTACTTGAATGTTGTGTTCTTATCCATACGCTTTATATTTTTTGTCGTTATCTTTGCCTTAATACGTGCGCCCTAGCCGTTCCATGGCTTGCTATGGATAACTTCATTAAGGCTACGTATCGTATTGCGTCTATGCCGTGGTTAAATGCGTCTATAGGCTGGTTCGTTGTCTCTCCATCCCTTGACTTCTTCCACTTGTATTGCTGCATGTTCCCGATGATGCCGTGGCTGCGTCTGGTTATGTTGATGCGGAAACGCTTCAAGATGTCTATGCCGTTGTTGATGCTGTCCGCTCCCTTGGTGCTGCCGATTATCCACAGCCCTCGGTTGTGTATCTCCTGAATGCTCTTAGGCTCTGCCGAATCCGCAATGATAAGGTCTCGTTTCGTCCGTCCTTGTTCCTTGCATCGGTCTGCGATGTCATCGTTCGTCATTCCAGGCTGGTAGATTTCTTCGTCCACCCATAACTCTCCGTGCGCCAATATAACGTGCTCCAGCGCAGTTGGGTCGTTGGTGAATCCGAAGTCCATACCCCTGCATTCCATCTTCCACTCCTCACGCGGTGGCAGCTTGTCAACGATGCCCCAGTTAGTGAAGATAAGCCCGGTTATCTTTCCGGTCAGTCCACGCGCATACACTCGCCACAGTTCGGGGTCGTCAATCTCTTCAATCTTCTGGTGTTCCTGCTCAGTAAGGAATCGGTTGTTTCGGTGGTCGCTTAGGATCAGCCGGCAGTCATCCCTGCCGATGATGTTGTTGTGCACCCAGAACCTTGCGCTTGGATTGTAGTCGATGAACACCTGCTTTCGGGTTCGGATTGCCAGTTGCCAGAACACTTCGTAGGGCACACCGTTCGCCTCGTTCACGAACAGGTAGTCACGCTTTCCGTTCTTAGCGTCCTGCGCATCCTTGTAGCTTTTGAACTCGATGATTGAGCCGTTCTTTCCTCGGTAGCTGCTGTCGCTCTTGTTATTCTTGAACCAGTCCAGCAACTCTGCCCTTGTGTGCAGGATGGTGTCGAGGTCTCGCATGGCTCCCACTTTCAAGTTCGGGAGGTCTTGACCGCACACCGTGATAATTGCCATCGGATGCTCAAAAGAAAGCACTATAAGACGCTGCATGATGGTGTATGTCTTCCCCGAGGACGTGCCTCCTTGGTTTACGAGAAACCTTGGCTTCACGTCCGCATTCGGGTCATACAGTTCACCAATAACGTCAAATAGTGCCATTCTTTCAAACAATAAAAACTTAAAACAAAATTATGGTAAAAAAATTATTCTTTGTCCAATCCCTCACGCTCGATTACTTCCTGCTCGCTGGATGCACACTGGTGTCCCGAGTTTATGTAGCGTACCTCGATGCCGCCTTGGAAGCCTGCGTTCAGGTCGAGCACGACCTTATCCAGTCCGAGCAGCTTGCAAATCTGCGTCTCTGCCTTGATGATGATGTCGAGGTAGCGTGGTTCTCCGAATCCTCGTTTCTCGGCATCGTACATTATCGCCTTGACGGTCTCCATTGAAATCTGTTTTCCTCGCTCATCCAGGAGTGGCAGTCCATGCTGGGTTGATTTCTGCAAGTGGTAGTCTTCCTTGGACTTTTCCCAGGCTTCCCACGCTTCACGTATCACCAGCTTCAACCTTGCCACCTCGCTGGTTATTTTCTCGTCCGTGTCGGTCAGTCTCTCTTCCCTCCACTCCTTCAATAACCGCTGAATGTCGCAGTGCGCTTGATTGTATTTCGGTCTGTCGAGCCGTTTCCTCACCTCTGCCGTGATTTCTCGCTCCGTCCATCCTCTGCGGTATAAGGGTGCGATAATCTGCAGGCGGTTCTCGATGTCGATTTTCTGCGCTCGATGTTTATTGTTGTTACCTTGTGGCATATTTTGATTCCTTGAAATTTATTTGATTTTTTATAAAAATTCTACTTGAAAAACTTGCATATTTCAAATAAATTTCGTATCTTTGCAAACGTAATAAGGGAAGTGTCCTTACTTACTGAAACCCTCCGAGGATGAGGGAAAAGTAAAATGAAATCCCAAAGTCTTATGAACGTACTGAAAATTTCATTAAAGATTTGGAAAATAGAAATCTTATCATTTACGATTAGATTATTCTAACTCCAAGGGGTGGTGCTCGAACCACCACCCCACTTTGGGATTTCGTTTGCAAATTTACGAATTAATTTTCATATCACCAAATTTTTAACATTATGAGTACTACGAATGAAACTACCTCCAAATCTTGGGGAGGTGCTCGCAAGGGTGCAGGGCGAACGAAGAAATACGCTGCAACATTCTATTTCGGTGCTACCGAGGACGTGGCTAACATCTTGGCAGGGGTCGATAAGAAAGACCGCAGCGACTTCATCAATCAATGTATTATTAAAGCGATGGGCAGGGGTTAATCTCCTGCCTTTTTCGTTTCCGCTCCCTTGGAGGTTATTTTCTGCGAATTTCGCGCACACGGCTCGAACATTTCAATCACGCTTAGTTATACGCATGGTTTGAGAACGTGCCGCATACGTCCGCATATTGTCTCATCCGTTTATTATCTCCCATTCCCCGGTTGCTTTTACCAGTTGCGCCATCGGTGCTTGTTCTGAGTACTCGCAGCTTGGGTCTTGGTTATCCCATTGCGCAATAAAATGCGACCTAGGAAAAGCCATCCGCAGGCAGATTACGGTCTCACCGCTTCCAGTCGGTATGGTGTAGGTCTGTCCCTTCTTGATGATGTCGGAAAAAGTCGTTCTGTATTCCGCTGCCAGTTGGTTCATCATATCCATTGGCAGGTGTCCGCTCGTTGCATCGAAGGAATCGGGGAAGGTGTTGCGTATCTCGTTCATGCTCCACCAGCGGTTCGCACTCAAATCGCCACCGGGAGAAATTTCCACGCAGGGGATGCCTGCCTCCTTGATGGCTCTTGATGCGTTGCCGCAGGAGAAACAGACGCAGCGGTCGATGTGGTTCTCTTCCATGTGCCGCTTGATGATGCAGGCACGGATTGTTTTTGCCCTTTGGCTGATGTCAATCGTCAGTGTCTTCATCGCTCTGCCCTCCTTCCTCTGCTGGTTGTTCTTCCTCTCCTGCTGGTGGTGCTACGCTGTTGAAGGTGTCCGCAAGCTGTTGCGCTTCTTCCTCGTTGTATTCGATAGGCTGGAAATGGTCTTGGACGTGTTTCGGGTCGCCCTTGTAGAATACCAGCACGTTGGTGTGCATCTTTTCGGGCATTCTCATTTCCTCGAATGTCTTCTTGATTTCGTCCATTTCGCCTTTATAGAAAACGAGAACGTTTTGGTGGCACTTCTGTGTCTTGCGTGATTTCATGCCTCCGTCTGCTCTCAGGCATCGGGATGCGACCTGCTCGATCAGGATGAGTTCGTTGTAATAGTGAAGACCGAGCCGCAGGAAGGTGGAGATATTGTCTCCAACGAAATTCCGGTACTCTCCGTTCTTCTTGTTTCGCACCTCCCCAATCTTGACAACCAGGAATGAGCCATCCTTCATTTTGTCTACGCATTGCCTGAAGATGTTCTCGTACTGGCTCATAAATTCCTCGTATGTGCCGAGTGCGCTCATGTCTTCCTTGCTGTAGACTTCCAGGTCGTAGTATGGTGGCGAGGTGAAACAGAGGTCGAAATCGCTGTCTTTGATTATCTGCCCGATGTTGTTAGAATCACCGCAGAAATATTTCACGCTGCCGTAGTCCTTGGTCGCTTCCGTGTTGATGTCGACCTGCTCCTTGCGGATTTCCACAGCTTGATAGTCGTAGCCTAGCGTGCCAGCAACAACGCCCTTTGTCTGCTCTCCTCCGAATGGGTCGATAATCTTGCCATGCGGCTTGCAGAACCATCGCATGATGATTTCAGCCAACACCGGGTCGAAAAGGCTTGTGCCTTGCGCCAATACGCTACGGTCTGCCTTGGCTTTCTCTTCGGGCGATACATAGTTCTCGAGATACTCATCGAAAGAGATGCCTTTCTCTTTTCTGAACTTCTCGCTCTTGGAGTACAGTTCCTTGTATCGCATTTCCTTGGAACGGACGAGGGTCTGTTCACGGCTTGCCCCGATGTCCTTGCTGGAAACGATGGCACGCCATTGCTTCTTGCGCTCAACCCAGTAGCCTTGGCGTGTGTCGAGGATTGAGAAGGGAGGAACGACAAACTTATCCACTAGGCTTGGTTTCGGTGCTCCTTCTCCTTCCGTTGGAGTATCGCCCCCCTCCTTTTGCTCATTGCTGATGCCTGCCATACCGAGAATCCATTGTGGGATTGCCCAGTCTGTCAGCGGCTGGTCTCCGAACTGATTTGCCAGTGCTTCGGTGTCCCAGTCTCCGAAGCCTGCATTGTCCTTAATGATGAATTCTTTCTTCTGCGCTTCCGTGAGGTCTGATGCCTTGACGATCGTTGCAGTTGGCTGCTCCTGCCACAGGTTCCAGTAGTAGGCGATTAACCGCTTCTCTGAATCGGTCAGCCGCTGGTCTGTGTCGAGAACGTCCTTGATGGCTTCCGGTGTCATGCTCACGATGTGGCAGAGTGCCCTCGTTCTCATATTGCCACCCAGTACCTTGTAGGTTTCGTCTACGACTATAGGGCGAAGCTGGAGCATCTTAGGAAATACAAGGATGCTCTTGACCAGCTTTTGAAAACTCGCCTCAGTTATGGTTCTAGGGTTCGCGTCGTTCTCGCTGACCCTCGATAGTGCGATTTCTTCTGTTTTCATTTTCTTCTGTTTTAAGTCCGAAATACGTGCTTATCTGATAAACACTGGCGCAAAGATACGACTTTTTTGCTTTAGTTGTTTGTTCTTTGCACACTTTTAACTTTTTCCAACACTTCGCTTTTATTTTATCCATCAAAGGCTCTGATGGTTTTCTGCAGGGTTGTCTGCGGTTTCTTCGGCATCACTCTGACCGGGTATCCTGCGCAGACCCATGCGAGGAGAAGTGCGTCTCTCTGGTCTTGGTTCATTCTCGGCATTTTCTCTCCTGCGCTTACAAAATAAGCAATTTCGTCTTGCGTGATTTTTCCGTCTTTACCCTTCCAGCACTTCTTCAGTGGCTTGATGATTTCGCAGGGGATATTGTAGTGTTTGCAGCACTCGACAATCAAGATTCCGGTCTGATGGTTCATCCCAGTAGAGTGTCCGATGGCTGCTGCCTTGACTGCTGTCATGAAACGATTAAGCACATGCCAGTTGCTTTTGTTGAGCCAGCCGCCTTCAATAACGACCTTAATCTTTTTGCAACTCTCGTTCATAGCCTTGAGGTAATCTATCAATGAAGGAAAATTCATTTTATAGGCGAGAAACTTCTTGTCGTCAAAGACTGCTCCAACTCCGCTTTCTTGGTTGTCGGGGTCGATTCCAATTATAACTGTTCCTTTTTCCATTTTTTCTTTAAAGTACTTATTTTGTTTAAATTTCACGCATAAGCGTTTATTTTGTTTTGCTGGTGTAGTTTATTATCCAACACCCTTTACGTGCGCATATACGTGCACACATGCGTTATTATCCCTATCTTTCCCCTACCCCTTTCTTTCCCTTCTTTTCGATTGCGATAGAGAAAGCTGGCAGGGATTCCGGAAGTTGTGCCTGCGCTTGCAAAATAAATGAATAACAAAATGTATATGCTGCAGGGTTCTTCCTTCTTCCACCGCCAGCCGAATGAATAAAAGCATAATTTTCTAACGATTTCTTTTTCTTACTTCTTCATGTACCACCTCGCTTTCTTTGTTTGTTGTCAGACTTCGGGAGATGCGTTTCCGGCTCGCCTATCAAAATTTCAAGATGTTATAAGTTTATTTGTTTTTATAGGGAGCCATCCCCTTCTGTCCTCGCTGGTTAAAAACTCTATTATTGAACTCACGACCGATTATTCTTTTTGTTTTCTAGCAGCCATGCCAGATGCGCTGCCTGCTGCGGATTCTTGAACATGGAAAGAGCCTTCTCTACGTCCGGCTTCTTTCTCTCACGCATCGCTCTGTCAGCTACCCGGTTCTTTGTACCGTAGTTCCGGTAGTGCTTACTCCAGTACTCTTTCTGATACGCCCGGTATTTTTCCCGGTTTCTCTTTCGCCACTCCTTTGTGGCTCTGAGGATCTGTTCCCGGTGCTCCTGGTAGTACGTTCTGTTCTTCTCCCTTGTTGCGAAATCGCTCATTGCATTCACTTATTGCCTGATGTTCTACATATTGCTTGCGTGCCGGGCAGTATCGCCCATTTAAGCAGTTTCGCCCGGCATCGCAAGCCTTGCATAATTCACTCGCCATACGTCCTAGAATGGCAGGTTCTCAATATCGTAGTCAGTGAAGGCGATGTTCTCGTGTCCCTCGAATGGGATGCAGCTGGTGAAGTCTCCCACTTTTCCTTTTTCGATAAGCAAGACTTTATATCGGTAAATTGCTTCCTCTCCACGATCACGAACGAAGAAGGCTGGCTGCCACTTGAATCTCTTTCCGTTCCTTACCAGCACCTTGTCGAAGACCTTGAAGGCTGGATGCTCCCTCGCTTCCTTCTCTTTCTTCCAGATGGCATAATGCTTGTTGAACAGTTCGACTTCGTTCTCTGTCGCTTCTCGAAGTTCCGTGTTAACGCTGATACGCAGGTCGAAGGCTTGGTCGGTCACGAACTTCTCGTTCTCGATTTCGTACTGGTTTCCGAATGTCAGCGTATCTTCGCTTTCGTTCTTGTCGATAAGTTCTCCTATGATTGCCAGCTCTCCGTCCTCGTCTCTCTCATGGAAAACGTAAAGTTTGCCAATTTCAAACGTAGGTTTCGCTGGCTGAGTCTTCTCAATCTCCAGGGTTTTACGGTTCAACTTGCCACCGAGCCGCTCTTCAACGAATCGGATATATCCAGTTGGGTCATGTTTCTTGACCCAATCGACTGTTCGGAAATTCGAAGAAAGGTTTGGGTTAAGTACTTCTTTCTCCTTGACGAATCTTCCGAAAAAGCGTGTCTTCGTCTCATCCTCGTATTTCTCGAATGTGCAGGTTCCTTGTAATTTCTTGTCGCCTACATACTCCAGCACGTCTCCCTTCTTGAAGAACTTGCTCCAGTCTCTCATTTGTTTCGAAGGGAAGAGCAGAACTTCTCCTTCTTTATAGATTTTTCCGTTCTTGTCGAAAAAGTGTTCTCTTCCTGCTCCGTCCTCAGTCCAGATTGCTTTCGCACTGTCCTTGTCGTTTGCCATTCCACTATGCCACACCCTTCCGCATTTTGGCGTGTACAATTCTGTACCGTACTCTTCATTTTTGAGTATTTCGTAAATATCAATATCTTTCTGTTCCATTGTCTGAATGTTTTTATTGTTTGCTATTCTCACTTTCATAATCTGAATGTTTTTTATTGTTTACAACTTTACTCGTCCGAGTTTCTTATAAAGTTCCACCAGTTCCTGAGTATCGAGCCAGAAATCGGTGTTGCCGATGTATACGTGATGTCGATGTTCGTCCGTTATGATTTCTATCTTTTTCATATTTTCCGTTATTTAAAAAGTTCCTGCTGTGGATGAATGATGTCTGCACGCTTCTTCTTTGCCGCCCAGAGAAGGAGGTTGGTGTTCTTGGTTCCAGCATTCTTCTCGAGGTCTCTGATGATGCAGGTCAGGGCATCGTGCTCCGCTTCCTTCTCATTACCGTAGAAGATGCTGAGAGTGTCGTATCTGCTCGGGTAGGCTACCGGGCTGTCGTACCAGTGCTTTCCCTTCTGAATGCTGTAGCCCCATATCCAGCCGAACTTGGTGTTGGCGGTCATTACCTTCCATCCCCAGTTGTCTGCTCCCTCTACGGAATACCCGATTACGTGCGGATTGATGCACACATCCATGATGTTGTACTGGAAGCCTTCATGCTCTGCGACCGGCTTCTTGATGTCGTAGCCGTTATCGGTCAGCCATTTGAACCAGTCGTTCGATGTCTTGAATACGAGCCCAGCGGCTCTGCATTCGTGAAAAAATAACTCATTCATGGCTTTCAATCTTTACGAAGTGTACGTCCTTTCGGTCTTCTCTTTCGGTGTTCAGACAAGCAAGATTCCTGCACGTAATGCCTTCTCTCTTACAGTTCAAGATGCACTCGTGGCAGTTATATTCAGATAGACCTATATCCTCAACCACCTTGCAATTTACACCTTCAATGCTAATTATCGACCCTACCGGGTATTCTGTCTTGAAGCATTCGTTGTTTACAATACATACTTTTTTTGCCATAATTCTTTGTTTAAAGTGTTTAAAATCTGTTTGCCTTATAATTTACCGCCCGAAGCGTGAAAACGTCCCAGAGCGGCTGATTTTGCCCTCATTCGTGGACTATTACTTTTTTCTTCAATTACACCTTCATTTCTATGTTTATTTCTAGACCGAATAGAAGGTGCTGCAAGTCATGCACGTAAGAAATATCCCCAAGATAAAAATCATCTTGGCATACGTCATAGCTATCAGATGGAGCAATATTGTTATAGACTTCTAATTCAATACAACCTGCTTTCCTTTCTGCTGGGAACGCACGAAAGTATAGCTTATCATTGATGCTATAATCATAGTCTATATCATTTGTTTCCCATTTATTCTTACATAGAATTTTCTGAGTAATAGGAATCGGAACAATATCCTTAACCCAAGCACAGCAGTCACCTAAGAGATAGCCTTTCTCTCCAAATTCCGCACCTTCGATGTTCTCTAAGCAGACAACACCTTTCGTAACCGTTCCATCGTCCAACTCCAAAGTCTTTGATGGGTCTGATGATGTTACTCGGTAAGCAACATTCTTAGATGTGCCTAAAGGCACTCCATTAGTCATTACCAAATCTCCGGGAATGTATTCTAACTTATTCATACGCTTTACTTTTTAGATTCAACAATTTCTTTCAAGATTGTACTCTTGCCCTCATTCGTTATTTTTCGGGCTTCCAGTCGATGCCCAGCCGCTGCAGAACTCCACGTTCGTAGTATCTTGTCAGCGAATCCTTGGCTGGCTTGTTGTTTGGGTTCTTCTTCAAGTCCTCGAGATTCTGCTGGATTACCCACCGGAACTTACTGTCTTGGCTCTGCTGGCTCGCTGGCTGCTGGTGCTTGGCTTGCTCGTAGAGTTCCCCGATGCTCGGTCTTGCCGTTGCCGCAGGATCCTGCGCCTTGACTGCTGCCGATTGCGGCTGCTGGCTTGCGGCTGGCTTGGTGTTGTCGTAGTTGCCCTCCAGCACCTTCGGGAAATACTTCCTTGTCATTACCCAGTCGTATGATGCCCAGGAATGCCCTGCGTTCAGATAGTCGCTAGCCATAGCCTTGTCGATTGCCAGGTAAATCTTGGAAATATCTCCCTTGCAGTCCTTGAGCCTTCCTCTGATTGCTTCCTTGCGGTTTTCCGTCATAAGCGTCAGCCTCCGCATTGCGCTGTTGGTCTTGTCGTGCTGCTCGTTCCAGTAGTCCTTGATGGCTGCGTAGTCGATTTCGCCTTTCTTGGATTTCTTTTTCTCAGAGCTTTTTTGCGGTTCTTCTGCAGCGCAAACGTTTTTCTCGGAAAAACTTTGCATAGAAGCTTCTTTAGAAGGTTCTAATATATTTGTTTCTTTAGAAACATCATTATCATCAACATTATCATTTACATATTCATTATCATTATCATTATGCATTGCAATTTGTGCATTTGCATGCATTTGCATGCTTTTGTATACGTCTGTATGCTTTTGCATACCTTCACCTGCTTCTGCATCCAATTGTTTTTTATTATCCCAGCGTTTTCGTGCATTTGCCCGGAGACGCTCGCACTTTTCTTCGTATTTACGCTTATTTCGCTCCATATCATCTTTGATGAATGCGAATGATAACTTAACGATAGGATCTTCAATGTTAGGTTCTTCGCCAGTCTTAGCAAAATAAAGCATGTGCCTTGTTAGCTGCCCGAGTTGTGCATCGGTCAGTTGCTCGAAGATTTTTAAATATGATGTGTATATGATAAATGAATCACTCATGATGTTTTATTCTGATAATGATAGTTTCTTTTCCAGCTTCCGTTTTAACACTGTAGCCATCCGGATTTTATTCCGCTGGCTTGTGTCGGTCGGTGCTGTCACTTTCCCACCTAGGGAAATATAATTCTCCAGTTGGGAAATTATATTCCTTAGGTCGGTTTTTGATATAGGAACAGCCATAAGCCCTGCCTTTACTTAATTAGCAATCTTCTTGCGCCTTGCACCTGCTTGATGTACTTGGCGCAGGCTTTAGGATGGTCTGCCAAAAAAGCCTTGGCATCGAACTTCTCGCTTGCCTTCGGTGCTTTCCACGTTGCCAGCGTCTTGCCGTTCCCGTCCACGATGCTCTCTGCGTCCCCGAAGAACAGCTTCAAGTTGTCCTCAATCTCATTCTGTCGGTTTTCCAGTGCCTTGCCCTTCTCCTTGATGTCCTTCAACTCGATGAGCATGTCTCCGATTTCGGCTGTGGCTTCAATCTCCTTTCCTGCCTTGTGCAGTGGTGACTTCAAAAGAACGTCTTGTGCGCTGTATGCAGGTGGCTCTTGGTTGCCCACGATGTAGTCAAGCCAGAACTTGGTTATCTCGTCACGCATCCATCCGAAGAATTCGGGGTCGAAATCGATGTCACGGTAGCCGAACTCCCTGCCTGCTGTCAGCCAGGCAAGTGCTCCGTCCTTGTATTCGCCCACTCCGAGGTTCATCTGTAGCTGGCAGAACCAATGTTTCGGAAGGTCGTCTGCATCTATCTGTATCTGCGTGGTCTTGCACTCGAGGATGCTCTTGCTCGCTTCGTTGTGCGTTGCCCCGGTTCTCCAGAAGGTGCGGTCAGGAGATACACGCAGATACGGAGTATCGGTGTTCGTGATGGTGTAGTCGTCCGTGCTCGCCTTGATGATGTGGCAGTGGCTCTCTCGTTTAAAGAACTGCGCCACGGCATCCTCCAGCAGGTGTCCTGCAACCATCGCAAAGTTCTCAACCTTTGGTGGGTCGATACCCTTCTTGCGTCTCCACAGCTGATATGGTGTTTCCCATGGGTTCAGTCCCAGTACTGTGCCTGCCTCTGATGCACCTATTCCCTTCGAGCGGTTCTGTAACCACTCCTCTCTGCTTCTATATTTAATTATCTGCTTCATTGTCTTTTATTTTTATGTTTGCGGTATAATACATTTTCGCTGCTCCAATGATAAGCTGACGAACGAATTCATCCCTCTTCATTGAATGCACAAGTCCACTTGCGAGGATATAGGCTTTTCCGGAATAGGCAATATGGAAATCGAAACCTTTGCCACCTTCTTCGCTTATATCCCCATTATCTTCTGCTGCAATCTGTAGAAAATTTCTTTCTTCCTCGTCTTCCTCTGCCCATGCCTTGAAACCATCTGCGGTTCTGCTAAAGTACTTGTCGATGGTGCTCTTGTGTCTCTGTTTGTTTTCTTTTTCTGCCATAATTTTACTGAATGTTTAATAGTTGCCACGGCTTCCCTTGGTAGGTTATGATGGGAGCCCACCCCATAGGTTGTGCCGTGGCGGTTCGGGCAAACGTTATAACTTTATAAACTAAACTACTTTTTCGCTGCTGTTCCAGTCTTGCCTTGGCTGCGGTTCATAGCCTTCTCTGCCTTCTTCTGTGCGCTCTCGGCTGCTGCCTGCGCCTGCTGTGCGATTGCTTCCTGCTGCTTTGGCTTCTTGAAGGTCTCCTCTACTGTGGTCGTACCTTCCTTGATGGCGTTGTACACACCAGCCAGCTTCTGAATATCCTCTGCCGTGACTTCCTCGGCTGATTTCTTGCCCAGGTATTCCAGCAGCATAAGGTCTGTTACCTGGTACACTTGGAAGCAGGCTACGCAGCTCTTCCACTGGCTCTGTACGCCAGTCTGCTTGATGTGCTCGAGTGCCTTTGCCTGCACTTCCTTCACCACGCTTGCAATTAAGACCTGCGGCACGACCTTGCAGATTGCGTTGCGTTGAGCAATGGCAACTGCCGCATTGCCAACAACCACCTGCATATCCTGCGAGTAGGTGTAGCCCTTCGAGGTCAGAATGCTTCGCTTTACTTCGGTAGAGTATGCAACGTTGCTCTCTAGGTCATGGCATACGCCTTGTGCCGTGATGGTCTTGCCATCGTTTGCGATGATGCGGCCAGCGATGCGCAGGTTCTTCCAGCAGGCGGAAATGATTTCCGTAAACCTGACGCTAGGACCCTCGATTACTGTTGTCTTTCCGTTCTTGTCCGTGCGCTCCAGATGATAGAAGCAGTTGTAGGCTACATCATCGTCCATGGCTGCTAATGCTACCATGTTCTTCTTGCATTGCATGATGTCTCTCGGGAACTTGTGCGCTGTTGCAATCTGTCCGTCAATCTCCGAGCGGTTGATAGCTTCCAGCATTTCGCCACCGCTCACTTGAATAATTTCATTTTCCATAATTCGTTCTTTTTATTGTTCAACATAATCTTTTAATTAACCTAGTGGAAGGCTGGGGATTCGAACCCCAGTTGACTGCCAAAACTTACCCCCCCTTGCCAGCTGCCGAGGGATGCCCTTCCGTTGCAGGGCGCACGCTGTCGTTTCCGCATATTGCATGGTAAAAACAACTAATTTTAGATAACCTTTGAAAAATGAGTTTTGCGTGCGCCCTTTGCCCTGCCGCTGCAGGGAGCCATATAATAATTGTTTAACATCGTAATCAAACCAGTTGAGCCATAAGGCTGTCGAGCCTGCTTTCCTCGAAGGCGTCCATCGGGTCTTGGTCTGCGTATTGGCTGTTCTCTTCCAGCCAGTCGTCCATCACGTCTTGATAGTTGACGCAACCCTCGATAGCTTCCTCCAGCCGCTCGCTGTCGTTGTTGTTATTCTTGTGAGAAACGACCGCTGTGTTCCCGGTTCTGTCGCACCATACGCAGATGTTGCCTGCCTTGGTCTTGATGTCTACCCTAGCAACCGCTGGTCGCTGTGGATCACGGTCTAACTCCATCCAGATGGCATCGTACATTGCCTCTTCGCATTGTTTGATAATTCTTGGTTCCATACGCTCTTACCGTCTGATTAAATAGTTAAAGAATGTCAGACGTGCGTCCGCAAGCGTCTGCTTGTTGAACTCGCTCATAGGGAGCACCGGAACTCCGTCTAGTGAAAGACAAAGCATATTGTCGAACTCCCTTACCTGAATGCGTCTTTCCGCTTCCTTCATGGTTGCCAGTCGCTTGTTGTCCTTTCGCTCCTGCTCCCACTTGGCGGTAAGCTGCTTCGCTTTTTCGTAGGCATTCATCATAAGGCAATCCTCCAGACTTTTTTAATCTCGCTGCCCTCGAAGACCTTGCGGTTGTCGATTCTGCGGAACTTGACCTTAATCTTACCAGCCTGCAACCATCTGCGCAGGGTGTTGCGATGGATGCCAAGCACCTTGCAGGTCTCTGTCATGGTGTATCTGCCTGCATCCGCTACCTTTGGTTCTACGTTCGTCATATTATGCCCTCCAAAAGATTAAAGTTACTAATACGATGGCAACTGCCAGGCTTATTACTTCGTCACTTGTGATAATCTCGATAAACTTCTTCATACGCTCTGAATGTTTAAATTGGTTCTACTTGATTATTTGCGTACGGCTGCACGTCTCTTCTTTGGTGTTATCAATCCAGCCTTGATGAGGATAACACGCACGTTTTGCTGGGTGCAACCAACACGCTGTGATACTGCGAGCATTATTCTGCTGTCTGAGGTCTCGGCAGGTGCTTTTGCTCGGAAATCTGCAAACATCGCTATGATGTTCTTCTTTCTTTCGTCCTGCTGCTTCTGCAACGGTGTCCGAAAATCATAATTAAAATTTTCTCCCATTTTTATTTGCATTTTAAATTATTTTCCTTATCTTTGCAAAAGAGTTTTTAAACTCGTTATGTAATTCGGTTGCAAAGATAGTTTAATTTGGTTTAATACGCAAGTAAAATAAATAAAAACTGCACTATTTTAACTAGTATTAATACTATCGTAAACTATTTTACATTATTTTAAACTGGTTTGATATGGGTACAAATGAAGAAGTAATAAAGAGAATTACAGAAATTAGAAAGAAAAATGGATTATCCATTAATAAGTTGGCTGATAAATGTGGGGTTAATTCTGCAAACCTTTCGAGGTCTCTTGCAGGAAAGGCTTCGCTTACCGACCGTGTAATTTACAAAATCGCCAATGCACTGCACGTCTCGGTTGACTGGCTTGAAAATGGTATTGAACCAATGTTCTCCCCTACGGTTGCCAGTACTGCCGATGTCGGTGCAGGTATTACTGGTTCCAACGTCTCCCAGTCAATAAGTAGTGATGCTGCCTTGGTTAGAGAGTTGGAACTACTTAAAAAGATGGTTGCGGATAAGGACGAGGAAATCAAGTTCCTTCGTGCGCAATTATCGACAAAAATAAGTGGTAGCGTATGACTGGTTTAGAGCTAAGAAGGTATGTTGAATACTCTGGGCTTACAATGAGCGATATAGCAAGGGAATTGGATACCAGCCCACAAAATATTCGATACAAAATGACAAGGGAAAGAGTTAGTGCCGATTTTGTCGAAAGGGTCAAAAATGCGGTTTCAAAATGTGCTCCTCCAATACCTGACAAAATAAAGCAAGTAATGATTGACGAAAAGATGCATTATTGCGTAACTGGTGAGGGACTGAAAAGACGTATCAAATCATACGGAATACCTCTAAATTATATAGCCGCAGCTTTGGGGACTAGCCCTCAAAATCTAAGCGGAAGGCTAGGAGCAAAAAGTGTCAAACTTGATTTTGCCCAAAAGGTTGAAGATGTAATTCAAAAGTACAAAGAGGAGATAGGGCTTGACTCAAACTTTCCTTTAGAGCAACCGGAGTCTTCAGAAGAACAAATGCCTTCAACTACACTAGAATCGGTTTTGATGGCAAAAGTTGAAAGACTCGAAAATGAAAATTCCTTCCTGCGAAAGCAAGTTGAAACCCTGCTTGCCATTGTCGGGCAAAAATAATTTAGTAACTTTGCAAAATGAAAAAGTATGGTTAGTCAAAAAACAACAGACGATAGGGAGACGGACAGAAGAAAGCTCTTGGCTGGGTATCTGTACGACTGCTCGAAAATGATGTACGGAAGCGTTGCTGTCGGTGGTCTGTCTCCTCTACTAACTGGTGACCCATTGCAGGCGGTTCATCAAGTCTGCTTGGTGTCGGGTGTGGCTTGTGGCGCATCACTTGCGTACCTTGCAAATTATATAATGAAATTTAAAAAATAAAGATTATGGATGCATTCTTGTTATTTAACGTGATGGCATTGGGAATGACCATTGCATTCGGCATTTTCTTGAAATCAAAGAAAGGTCAGAAGTGGTTGCGTGAATTATAATAATTCAAATGTTTAGATTATGGAACTAGCAACTTTATTTATGTTCATAGGTGCGGTTATCGGCACAGGTCTCGTGATTTGGTCTAAGACGAAATCTGGCGAGAAATGGTTGCGTGAACTTTAGTTCTCGCTCCAGGTACAATATCAACTAAAATTCTAAGTAACGATGAAAGATGAGGATTTCATAGAGCGGAAGGAGAAGGTTCTTCTTGCCGCTCTCGGGAAAAGCTGGCTATGGAAAGCCAGCAGGTTGATAATAGGCATCATCCCTCCAGTGGGTGCGCTTGTAATGCTGGTTCACTGCACTCTGCTCTCGTTCGGCATTCGGGTAAAACTCACGGAGTGGATATTCGACTGCTCGTTCTTCGGCTTCATTGCCTGGATCATCGTCAGCCTTGCCTATGGCTTCTGCTGGGTGCATCGAGCGTTCGCTACATACGGAGTGCTGATTTCATTCTGCATCGACTTCCAGCGTTCTTTCGGGTTCGGTGTTTTTCGCCAGCCGCTGCAGCTGCTGATGGTCGCCCTAGGGCTGCTGCTCTTCTTCGTCTTCATCAAGAAAAAGGCTTGGAATGAGTTCTACGAAAGAAATATTAATCATTTAAACGAAAAGTAATATGAAAAAGATAATAATGTTATTCGTGCTTGCAATCGTGTGCGTGGGTGTGCAGGCGCAAAGCAAGAATATAAAGACAATGCTCTTCTCGAAGTTGGGGTATGATGTGCAGGGAAAAGACACAGTCTATTACGTTACGCTCTTGCAGTATCATAATTCCTTGTCGTTCGTTGGTAGAAACTCCTTGGTCGAGAATATGCAAAAGATACTCAATACAAATTTGAAAAAGGGAGAATCATTTCAGCTCACCAACCCTGCAAAAGACGTCCTTTCATTCAGAAGTAAAACTGCTTTTTGGGTCAATAGAACATTTCCGATAAGTAAGGCTACAGCTGCAAAAACGCTTCGTGCCCTTGGTATAGAGGCGTACACTCAGCACGAAAAGAACGCTAGAAACGATAGTATAGATGAAGCTTACAGATTTTCGTATTGATTACCTTCTCGAATACGAGAAATACCTGCCAGTGCTCACCCCTTCCGAGGTGGATGGGCTGCTGGCTTCTCGCCCCTCGCTGGCTCAGCTGCAAGACTGGTCGCAAAGATTGAATAACCACCGGGCAAGGCTGGAAAGCGTTTTCAGTCGTGCCTATCAAAAACAGAAAGATT